CTCTACCTTTATCTGTAGTCTCATAACATCACCACATGCTGGTGCTCCTACCATGCCAGTGCCTACAGTTGGGTCGTTTGGATCCATTGTGCCGACATTTCTAGGATTCTCATAATGATCTAATACTTTCTTACTATATGCCATGTGGCACCTCTTATTCTACGTAGAAAGACTCTCCACAGCCACACTCGGCTGTAACATTTGGGTTGACGAATTTAAAGCCTTCGTTCAATCCCTCTTTTAAATACACTAACTCAGATCCAGCTAGATAATTTTTACTCTTCTCATCTATCACTATCGTCACACCTCTATCGGCTATAACAGTGTCATCTCTATAGACCTCGCCATATGTATATTCTAGCACATATGCTAAACCACTGCAACCAACTGTACGAACTCCTACTCTAATACCTTCACAATCTGGCTGAGATGCCAGTTTTCGAATCAACGGTTCGTATGCAGATTCCCCTATAGTGATCATCTTACTTTACCAAACTCAATGTTATCTTCTTATCAGCAAAGAACGTTGGAGTATTGCCATCAAAGCCTGCCCCATTGTTCAGTAGTTCGACCATTCGTGTGGCTAGTTCTTGGGTGCCAGTATAATACACTGTCAATCCACTAGGCTTCTCTAACACACAATACTCAGTACCTTTATCGGTTACCGTATATTTCACTCAGTCATCTCCTTGATCTTATTTGCCAATTTATCCACATCTCTGCGTAGCAATTCGATCTCGTTTGAAACATTGGGATACTTTCTTTTCCATGCAATACCTTCTTTATCCAGAATATCAATGCCATATCGCTTACTTGCCCAACTCGCTATGTCATCGAAACGATCATAACACCAGATTCCTGCACGAGTATCTTTAAACCATTTCGTTGATGCCGCACCTAATAGTGCACCCGCAACGTTACTAACTATCCACATCCACATATGTTTCTCCTTATTTTAGTCCACCAAAATCTGGCTTACTCTTGGGTTTATTGTTACGATACGATAGAACATTATTACTGTTACCATCATTTCGCTCTGCTTTCATTCTCTCTCCAAAAGCGCCCTTATCTGCAACAGGACCATCATTAACTAGACCTTGTTGAGCAGACTCTTCAGCATCATATAGCTTCATCTTAGATCGATCTACACCGATCACAAATCGTTTAAGGTTGTTTGTATCACCCCATCGATTCTTTAACTGCTTTACCATCAACTGCCCTAGACCCTCAAGTTCTTCTGTAGATATCAGACCGAACATAAAGTCAGCAGTAGCTGGTAGACCGAACGACTCAGACGTATCTTCGAGGTTCAAATCAGAACTACTATAACCTGTACGAGTTGTCTGCGTAGCACTAAGAATAGGCACGTTAAACTCTACAGCTAGTCCACGAAGTTCTTCAGCAATAGCTTTGATCAACGTATAAGAGTTGACATTACCACCGGCTTTCATTCTAGCACTTGTACATATATTTAGATAATCAATGTATATGATATCTGGCATAAAGTTCTTCTTTAGTTTCAACTCATTCAAGAGGTGTCTAAAGTGTGAAGAACCCGCACTAGCAGTAGGATACTCTTTAACAATCAACTTACCTGTAGTCTTAGCTTTCACTCTATTGATACGCTTCATGAACACATCTTTAGGCATATCTTGTAGACTGTCCATAGTTGTATTCATTAAGTTAGCATCGATACGCTCAGAGATTTTCTCTTCAGCCATTTCCATAGTAATATATAGTACATTCTTACCGTCCATCAGATTGGCTGCCGCACAGTGCGTCATGAATAGTGTCTTACCAACACCAGTACCAGCTAGACAGATACTAAGAGACTTTCTAGATAAACCACCCTTAGTAATCTTGTTGAAGAGATCGAGGTCGAAACCAACCTTGTCTTCTTTACTATGATAGAACTCATATCGGCCTTCAGTGTCTTCTAGAAAATCGTGACCAATTGCTTGATCAAAAGAAACACCAAGAGCAGTAGACAAAAGATCAGGAATTGACCCCTTGTCTAGCTCCTGATGAGCACCGTCCAGTACGAGAATAGCTTCACGAACTGCATTGAAGACTGCCTTATCTTGGCAGAACTTCTCAGTCTTATCTACGATCCAGTCAATATCAGTTTTATCATCATACTCTAAAGCATCAATAGTTTCTACGATGTTCTTATATTGATCATCGCTGATATTGTCCTTCTCTTCGATAGAAATACGCAGGGCTTCCCGAGTGGGAATCCCGTTGTAATCAGAGATATACTTGACGATAGATTTGAATATTGTTTTGTCAGTAAAGTCACCGAAGTAATCTTCACTTAGAAACGGTACAACTCTTCGCATGTAATCTTCATTATGTAATAAGCCCGCAAGGACAGTGTTCTCAATCATCTACTAAGACCTCCTCGATCTTAACATTACTTTGGTCATCTAACATAGGACCATTAGCCATAGTGTAACTATTCTTAATGTAGGTAGCAAAGTCAGTCTTTTCAAACATCATTAACCAGAACTCATTGTTATCATGTATCTCTTTGGCTCTCATCTTAGAAGGCATAAGGACTTCACCAGTAGCTGGATTAACAGCCTCATACCAACCAACATTTGGCTTAACTAGATAACCGCCAGCCTCTGCAACATCCATCAACCCAGACCACTTAGAGATACCGCCTTCAAATGTAACAGTAACAGGGATCTTAGACTTCTCACGAACATAACGAGACTTCTCGATATTGATGATAAAGTGGTAGCCCTTAATCTCAGTGCCAACCTTCTCTTGTTGACGACCAATAATCCAAATAGAATCAGCAGAATAGTAAGCACCAGTACCACCAGACACAACGTCTTTAGGATACAAGCCAATCTCTTTGTACGTGTGATTTACTGCCACAAGTGGAATATCTTTCAAATTCAAATGCGGTGTGATCATACGGAACAAAGACTTCATCTGCTTTGCACGTGACATATCTGCAACAGACTTACCGTCCATAGCGTCATCAACTTCTTTCTTAGAAGCAAGGTTACCAATAGAATCGATAACGATACAGACTTTATCGTCTTTGGTTATACCCTCTAACTGCTTCATAATATCAAACTTTAACTCTTCGACATTCGTAATAGGTGTATGAATAACTTGATCCATGTTTACACCAAACGATTCGAAGTAAGCTTGAGGTGTACCAAACTCAGAATCATAAAATAAGATTACAGCATCTTTATTCTTCTTTTGATATGCGGCTGCCATAAGCAACGCAAATGCAGATTTAAAATGCTTTGATGGACCTGCAAGCATAAGCAAGCCAGGTGTCAAACCACCGTCTACACGACCAGACAATGCTACGTTTACCATAGGCACAGGTGTCGGTGACATTTCTTTCTTACCATAGACTTTAGAATCCATGATAGATGCTGTTAATTTAACTGTCGAATTTCTCGCCAGCTTCTCCATTAATGATGACATAATTTACTCCTCTATTATATACTTTAGTCTGACTAGTATAACACTAATCATTGTAGATGTCAAACAGTTTCTTTTCAAATTGTTCAATTTTATCTGTGCGGTTTGGCCAGAGGATGTACTCTTTCTCTGGATTTGCCTTTAGATTATTAAGCAAAGGCACTATAGCATTGTAGAGATCATCTAGTCTCTTTTGCGTACCCTCTGCGTTAGATGCTACTGTAGTAGCTGTGGTTTTAAGTTCCTTTACCGACTGTAATTCGTCTTCATCTACTGCCGTGAAACCAAAGTCAAAAATGTCTTTTGTCATGAGAAAAAACCCTCCAATGAGTTTATGTATTCTAGTTCCCAGTTGATGGCATCAGATACCAACTTCAAGGGTTCTTTGAACGTCTTGTTAAATTGTGTTTCATAATCTACATATTGGTGCAGTCCGAACTCTTCTGGTAGGAACTGTGCAAATGATATAACATTCTCCATAATTGGATTAGGCATTTTCATGTAACAGAACTTCACTTTGGTACCGTTCTTGATCTCTTCGGTATTCAACTTAGCTTTCTTTAGTTGCTGATTATATAGTAATGCTCCACGAACATGAATCGGTGTGCCACTTTTATAAGTTATATGCTTATCTTTCCACTTAGCAATGTCACTCACACCACGAGGAAACGAAACGTCTTCTGGTGGCAAAGTCTTAAACTCTTCAAAGAACTCTGCTACGAACTTTTGTAGTTCTGCTTCAGTAGAGTTCAACATCAACTTATATGCCTTAACAAACTTATCACGTACAACTTGAGGCGTAGAAGACTTAACAGCTTCAATGCCCATCACTTTAAGCTTTGGCTCTGCGTACTGCACACCCTCGTTATTGTGAACGTTCAAGATGTAACGCTTCTTAGCCATCCATATGCCCTTATCAGCTATAGCCTCACGTGCCATAACCATACGATTTTCAAAAGCATTCATTTGTGTAAACATTCTATCATAAGCTTTAGCCAGAATAGGAACGATCTTTTGCTCACAGGCTTGGTCGATAAATTTTACTGGATCTTTAGGATTCACAGCATTGACCAGAGGTTCCATGTTCACGTATAATGAGTCAGTGTCCATAGCAATCACGTAGTCTTTATCATCAGATTTGAGAATACCATTCATCGCATCATTCATAGCCTGTTCAGCCCACTTAATTGCTAACTGACCAGATAGTGTAATACCCTCTGCAATACGCATATCAAAGTAACGGAAGTACTGATTACCTAACGCACCATAAAGGGAGTTAAGTAAAATCTTAATAGCCATTTGCGTATTCTCAAGTCTATTTATCTCTCGACTGAGTTCTGGAGTCTTATTCTTCTCATAATCTTGCATTAAAACGAGCATGCCACGTTTGACTTCTTTACGCTCATTGTACAGACCAATAATGATTTCAGGCAATACACCACGCTTGTCGTTACGATACATAGAACCGTTTACTGCTACCGATACGTTTCTTTCACGCAATTCATCATCGATGCCATTCTTCATGTAATACTCGACACCACTTGCTGTGAAATCACCAGGATCATTGAGCAAAGTTTCGGGTGACATATTGTACTGAACAATCAAGTTTGGATATAGAGAGTTGAGGTCGAATGATGTTACCCACTTGCTCATGCCGACATGTGGATCTTTTACATAGCCACCAGGATATGACTCTTTGTGTTTACGTGCAGAAGGTGGTACAGCGATCTTTCGCTCATTCAAATATCGATAAATGATAGAGTCCCAGATAGAAGTCGTACCAAACGTCTCCATGTAGTTCACACCACCCTTGTAAGCTACGATCAAAGCTAAGTCCATAAGACCTGTCTGCTTGTCGATTTGATCTACAACTTGAACATCTCGAATATTGTAGTCAATAAACTTCTGGTGATTGTGTTTGTATAAAGTGTGAAGGCTACCATATTCTGCATATGAAAGCTTCTTCTTGCCTAAGACAACTGAGGCAATGTGATCTAAAGTATAAGATGCTTGTGTACCATAAGAGTAGCCAAACTTAGTGAATAGATCATAGTAATCCATTTGCTGGACACCATACATCTCGTATGCATCTAAGTTCTTACCCTTAACATTAATCTGACGGTGCTTCACAACACCAAACGGAGAGAACTTCTTAACGACATCATTGCCAAGAATCTTTGTAGTTCGATTGATCATATAAGGTATGTCAAAGAAACGTAAGTTCCAACCAGTGATGATGTCAGGACAGTTGTGTGACCAGAATGTTAAGAACTTCAACATAAGGTCATCTTCGCTAGTACAATGTCGATACTGGATCATAGCACCATCTAGTTCTAGTTCAGACTTCGAGGCATCATAATCACCAAGACCCCACACATGAAATACATTATGCAGACTGCTCTTATAGGCAATAGATATGATTGGATAGTTAGCAACGTCTGGCTCTGGGAAACCCTCATCAGACATAACCTCGATATCGATATTACCGACTTCGATCTTCTTCAGACTGTATGGGACGATACCAGGAAACTTCTCAGCAATAAACTGTGCAACGAAGTTGTTGTTACCATGTATTTTGAAATTGTCAATACCTTCATACTTCTTAACAAACTCAGTCGCTTCACTCATAGAGTCAAGTTCTATAGGCTCGATACCAGTACCATCGAATGCTTTCCAGTCACTCGATGGTTTGTTAGATTGAAGATACATAGTTGGCTTGAAAGGGATCTTAGTTTGAATCCGTTCGCCATTATCATTATAGCCTCGATACAGAATTTTATTACCGTATCGGTTAACGCAAGTGTAAAAACTCAATTTATAACCTCATTTTGTATGGTATAGTTTACATTGTACACGATAAGAAACACTTTGTCAAGCGGATTAATCAGATCGCTCACCAGTTCCGTAATCTACAACTACAGGAAAACGTGGTACACCATCAGGCGTTAATCCAAAGTATCTCAGTGTTGCCCACGTAGGAGATTTTTGTGATTCCCAAAGTGCTTTAAGAACGTCTTGTTTGCCTCTAACACCAGAACCACACGTCTCACCATTTGGCATACGTAGGATAAAACGCTTCGTATGTCCATGCCAGTTACCTTGTCCTTGCTCCATAGAAACGACTTCGAACTCTTCAGTGATGAACTCTTTACGCTTCAGTAATCCATTACTACGCTTGTTCTCATACACGATGTCGTTACGGACCATCTGACCTTCATAACCGTCAGTCATGTATTGTCCATACATAGCATCAAGCGATTCTTGATCTGGGCAGTAAGTAGTGGGAACTAGTCGAGTGCATCCCTCTGATTTGATAATAGCCTCTAGTACATGAGTACGTTGTGCGAAAAGAAGACTGGGACCAACACTGCTAAACATATCGTACACATGATATTGTACCATCTTCTCTGCTTCAAGAATATCTTCAGGCGTAGACTTACTTTTACGAACAAGGCTAGTGATCTTATTGAAGTCTTCTTTCAAGTCATGGTTGTACAACTCTCCGTCTAGAACGATATCAGGACTATTCTCTATGATAGACCTAACTGATTCCCAGATGTGTGGACAGCTATTGATTGGTTTGCCTTGACGTGTCCATAGACCATTCTTATCAGCAATACAGCGAATGCCGTCTAACTTAGGCTGACTGAATCCCTCAGATTGATGACGCTTTGTGTAGTCGCCAGCAAGCATGGGCTTGAATCGTTCGTAGGAATCTACGTCTTCTATTTTTGGGAAGTACTCTTTCTCTGCCTTCTTGTCCCAATTAGCTTGGGCTTCTGATTCGGCTTGAGTGCGTGATGTCGTGCCATTGATTTTGCCGACATTCTTAGGTTCGCTGATTTTCCATCCAGAGGTAACTAACTTACCTTCTTGCAATCCAGCTATTGATCTGGTTCCAAATAGGTCTTCAGTATTAGTAGGAAAACCATGTTCGACTAGCCCGACTTCTATAGTCAGTACTCGTATCTTACCTTTACTGTCACGTTTGTAGAGGGTGGGTAGGCTTTGTATAGTTTGCATAATATAGTCTCTCACAATTATTCATTTGATGTATACATTATAGCACTGTTTAGTGCAATTGTCAAGCAAAAAAAAGAGAACTTTCGCTCTCTTTTCGTCAACAAGACGTTATACTAGTTGGGTCAAACAACTAGCGATTACAAAGGTACTTAGCGAGAATAGTATCAAAAAGGATACTGTATCGCAGAAATCACCATCGCAACTCTTTAAAAAAGATGTTGCATTCTTCATCAGTTTTTATACTCCTATAGAAGAAGTTAATATTAAGGTGAGAGCCGAAGCTCCCACCCGTGTCATTACTCTGTGAGTAGTTCTTTTGTATCTACCCCTTTAAAGGACTTATTGATCACAATCTTCTGTGCTTTTTTATCCTCTGGGATGACATCTTCTAACAAAATTCTCAGCATTCCATTACTGAGTGCGGCATCTTTAACTACCACTGTTTCGGCTAGAGTAAACGTTCTTTCAAACGCTCTTGCGGCAATGCCTTTATGAAGGTATTCCTTCTCATCGGTATCGCTAACACTGCCGACTATTGTCAACACACTTTCTTTTACATGGATATCAATGTCATCGTCAGTGAAACCTGCGATAGCCATTTCGACCATGAAAGTAGTATCACTTTCTTTCGTGATATTATAAGGCGGGTATGTGACAGTTTTAGCCGTAGCTGAGTGCATCTGTTCGATGCGATTAAAGATTCGATCAAATCCAACTGTCGTGAATGGATCATATTTTGTTTGCATGTAAGTCATTATAGACCTCCTGTTAAGCAAGGGTTAAAGTTATGAGCCCTCGAAAGCGACTCACTTTTATTTATATAAATTAGTTATGACTTTTATCAATAAACTCAAAAAAGATCATTACTTTTTTGCATAGAGTTTATAAAGAGGAGTTATGACCTTTTCAGTTCCCACTTTATATTAAGTAGACTGTAAGCAAGTCTTCGAAACAACGAAGGCTTATTGTCTAATTGCAAAAGCATGTACTCTGGTTGTGGAGTGATATAACCTATCGTTCCACCGTAAGCACTAAAAGAAAAGTCTTGAATACATATCACGGAGTTAGAAGTGGCTATGTAATCTAGATGTAAAGGTAACTGCTCTTTCTCTATCATGATGCTATATATTTGATTCCTAACCAGTTTGCTATTTTAGTTTTAATCCAAGTCTGCCTTTCTTGACGAATATGTAGTCCATTATTAGTCACTTGTAACTGCGTCACACTCAATCCAGAGTTTGTGGTACCAGTTATGGACAGTTGCGAATTGGTGCTTAATCCATCGAACAAATCGGTTTGGCAGTATAGGCTCTTTGGGTCATATGGAAAGTCAAACGATAGTTGCTCTGGATCTATATCATAGAATCTAAAACTTAGTTGGTCTTTATTGTACATATCTAAACTCCCGTTGAACCAAATCCGCCTTCACGATCAGTCTTAGGCTCTGGCTCTACATCAACTACAGTGAATTCCAGTTGCGCTTTCTGATCTACAACTTCACCTTGAGCAACCCGCATGCCGTCAAGAATTGCGAATGGATCGCTAGAGATGTTATATAGCATAACGAATGTTTGGTTAGTATAGTCTGCATCAATAATGCCTTCACAGTTTGCTATTGTAATGCCATTCTTCCAAGCTAAACCTGAACGTGCATGAATTCTTAGAGACTGGCTTTCATGTAAGTCGAACACTAAACCAGTTGGCACTAGACATCGTTCACCACTATAGATAGTGATACCTCGTTTTCCGTTTAAGAGTTCGTGCATGGGGCGTTTAGTTTTGGTGTTGTTGTGACCGTATACTGCGAGACTATCTTCTTCACGAAGAGATGCCGATAAGTCGAAGCATGCCGCCCATTCGCTACCATACGTTGGTAGATGCGCTTCAGGAAAGAGTTTATAAATCTTTAGTTCGTCACCCATGTGTATGTCATGCATATCTCCCATTCGAGCATCGAGAGAGTACGTCAACGTATATGGGGGGACTGGTACAGTTTGTGTCCAGTTCTCAGCCAACTGCTGATTTGCAGTGCCGATATGGAGTTCAGATGCCAATGTATCGATATCTTCTTGCGTCATAATATATTCCTTGTTTTAAATTGTATAAAGTATTATCGCTTCTTGCCTATGCTGTATTTGGCAATCAACTCCCACTGGTCTTTCTCTTTGAAAGGAAGAATCTTGATCTGAGATAAAGGAGCAACTGGCTCTGCAATCTTAGATAGGTCAACTGACTTAATCAGTTCCCACTCTTCTAACAAGGTAACAATCATGTTTCTACGGGCACGATCTTCTTCAGAGAAGTCGTTAGTTTTGCCGTCTAGCATGAATAGTTCTTTGAAGTGTACGATGTAGTACTTACCCTGCTTATGCAAGATATGGCACGACTGGTATAGTTTCTGTTCTTTTTTAGAGGCAATGCCAATTCGAGTCAAGGTCTCTTTGACCTTAAGAAAACTCTCTTCATTAGGCAATGTGACCTCAACGAGTTTATCTATTAAATTCATCTTTTAATTCCACCTGTGTCTTGTTGTTTTTTCATAATGCCTAACTGTTCACTAGACAACAAAGACAAATACTCTTGACCGATAACTCTATTACATTTATAATAGTCACACACCAATTCAAGGTCCTCATTACTAGCATTCTTAACCCACTTGCTAAATCGCTTCTTAGGTCTAATGCTATTTATAAGACACTCGTACTGGGGTCGCTTATCCAGATGGTGACATTGGTTCATGAGATTAGCGTGGAGTATGGTATCAGGAAAGTAAGACAAAGCTTTGTTGACTAGCCATGGCTCGTAACCCTTCTCAGCGAGTACATCGTTCTCGCTATCACGCATCATATTCTTTTTGGTAAAATTTATACTGTTTACATACTCAAACGGAGAACTCATCGTTATGCTCCTTATCAATTGTATCTTGATTCACATCATCACTACATTCTTTACACAGATATGCAACACCTTCACCGTCAAGGTATTTATAACGAACTTCAGCGGGATTCTTACCGACTAAAGCTTCGCACATCAAGCATATCTTATCCGCAGTCTTACTGAAAGGATTGAGTTTCATTTCCAATCAACTTCGGCCATAAGAGTGGCTAATGCCGCAACACGATTAATCTCAGTGTTTGCAACGAAAGCTTCTTTGTACTGATACTCGGACAAGATGATAATGGCATCAGCAATGCTTTGTGTGGAATTAACCTTAGATGGTAATACATCATATAGTTGACGATACAGAACAGCGGAATCTACGTCAATGTTCTCAGCAACCCACTTACGTGTGGCAGTGAAATCTTTGCTCTTCATTAGATCGATTAGACCACTGATACTATCACCAGATTTATTAGCTAGGATGCCAGCATTAATATTACCAGTAGTAGCATAACGCTGTAATTCATTAAGCACTCTGCGCCAATCAGGGAAATATAATTGCACAAGTTCAGCCACAGATTTTTGATCATAAGTTACACCTTCATCAGTTAGTATTTTGCAAACACGCTTATAGAACTGTGAAGCAAGTTTGGGCTTATCACCCTTTTCGATTGAGAATTCAACAACACTACAACGAGAGTGTAAAGGTTCAATGATCCTGTTCTTAAAGTTACAGGTCATGATAAAGCCACAGTTCTTTGAGAACTCTTCCATAAAGTTACGGAGTGCGGGCTGTGTCGAATTTGGATTTAGATAGTCTGCTTCGTCTAGGATCACATATTTGCGACCACCAGTGAAAGATACACTAGAAGCAAAGTTAGAAATTTCATATCGAAGTGTATCGATATTACCGTTCATAGAACCGTTAATTGTTATATAGTCAGAACCAATCTCTTCTAACATAGCCTTTGCGATAGTAGTCTTACCTATACCTGCACGACCAGAGAGTAAAAGATTTGGTACGTTTTTCTGATCTACCATCTGCTGAAAAGTCGCTTTCAGTTCGTCAGGTAAAATGGCATCAGATACCGTCTGTGGGCGATACTTCTCAACCCATAAAAAATTGTCTTGCATAATAAAACTCCATAATATATTTACATCACATCAGTATATAATAAAAGAAAGAGGTAGTCAAGACTTTTCTCAACTACCTCTCTCAGTTTTAGCTTAAGCCGAAGGGGCTTCTGCTGGTGCTTCTGCTGTTGCAGGCGTAGGTGCTTCACCCGGAAGTGTTACATCTTGACCATTCTCTTTAGCATGACGCAAGAATGCCATAAAGCGTTCACGTACCATGCCTACTGAAGCCATTTCTTCTCCGCGGAATGCACCACGAGGTGAAACTGCATCAATGATTTGAACAGCCGCAGAAATATCCTGCAATGAAAGACCTGGTGCTTGCTCTTCTGTGCTAGCCTGGTCTTCTACTTGTGCTTCACCTGAAGCTACTTGGTTTTCATCTGTCATAATATTCTCCTATATTTATGATTTTAACGAGATTCGATTGCAATCCAGTATTGGACTTTATCGGATTTAAAGTGTGCCATACCTTTAGAAGACAATGTGACCTCGTAGTCGGTTGGTACTAGTTTTAGATTATCTGTTTTGATAATCATGTTAAAGGGTGGTGTCTCAACACCTTCAGCAATAATCACATCGTAACTATCGGCTGTTGATGTCTTGCTATCTACAGCGGAGAGAGTAATAGTACTCCCGTCACTAGAGAAAGCAACTTCTGGCAACTGTAGTACGCCCGTGGCACGGATCACACTGTCAATAGCTTGCCAGCTAACATTGATTGTAGCCTCTGGATCAGGAACAACAATGTCCTTCTCGGGAGGGGATACGATCAATGATTCAGAAGTGTAGGTGTATTTGAGTTCGCTTTTACCACCCTTAATAGTAAAACGATCTGTACCAAATACGACTTCTGGATTTTCGAATAAAGATAGAGTTGCCAAGAATCTTGACAAGTCATATACGCCTGCTTGTTGCTCAACAGTCTCACCTATTGTTGCCGCAGCCATAACAGTTTTCTGTGGGGAGATTGTTCGAATTACCGACCCTGCCTTAAAGACAATACTTGGGTTGATACTCGAAAAGTTCTTGAGTACGCTCATTGTTTCATTACTAAATTTCATATTTTATTCACCTTGTTTATATTAAAAATCATCTTCACTCTGCTCTTATTATTTATAGCAGAACACCCTAAACTTCTCACGATAGATTGCACTCCTTCTGTTTTTCTTTCATTTCATCACTCATTGCCATCACACTCTCGGCTCTTGCTAACTGCGTTTCTATCCACTTGGCACAGTCTTTAGCTGACATAGCATCATCTTTCAATGCAGGCATACGATCATCTTCACCGATATCACGCATAACTGAAGTTGATAGCATCAATGCTCCAGCCATAATCATACAAACGTGCGGTAAGCCTGATCCAGTTGGACCGTCATCGTAATCTTTTCTACGTTCGAAGTCATCAATATGGCGCTTCAGACTATCAATCATCTGTTGCCATGGTAGACCCTTCTCCCAGTTACGATCAGCATACTTCAATGCACCGTATTCTAGTGCGGCAGCCCCTGCGGCAATACCCTCTAGGGGAACTTGTCTCATGTAAGGAGTACCTAATGCTTCTCTTAAAGCACCTGTCTTAGACTCACCAAAATTCTCTTTATTCATCGTGTAGTTTGCTCCAAGTCGTGTTCGGCTCTATGTATAGTTTGTAATCTCATAACATCTGCCGCAACGTCATGTGAACTATCGTGTGCAATGAAAGCTGTCTTCCAATACTCTTCATCAGCTACAGGAACAAAACCATTTCTTGTTGTGTAGTTGAACTTAGCATCGATGTGACTACGAACATCTCTAGCTTTATAGAACTTAAGATATTGGTTAAACGAGTCTACTCTATCAGTAGCAAGCATCAGTCTATTCAATATGACTGGATCAAAAGTATTACCCCTTGACCACCAATAATCTACATTCTTTTCTTCTCTAAGATATGTGAGTATTGTATCACAAAACTCTACTGCTGTCAAGTCATTTGTTGAACGATTTAATTTGTCTCGTGCAAGCTTAGGTAAACTTTCCCACCAAGCAACATCTGCTTTAGTAAAGCTACATCCGTAATTATTCATTTGATCAGATACATCAGCCTTTACGGTCTGAACTGTACCAGCAATCTCTTCAAAGGTATAAGGATCTTCGAGAAACCTGTCCCATTCAAATATGGTATAGGCAACGTCAACTACAGGACAAACGAATACGTTCGCACCAATAGTTTCTAAATCGAATATAAAGTCTTTTCTACCCTTCTTCATTATGCTACCTCACTAAAGCCACAGATAGCAACTTTATAAGTTCTACCGTTAGCGATCATTAAGTCATTCATTGAAGTAGAGCGAAGACCGTAAGTCTTGCCATTGCTCTCGATAAGTGGAGCTAGGACAGTAACGTTTGGATTCTCATCATTGTTATCTTCGACATCTGTTCGAGACCAAGAGCCCATAATGTTGTTAGTCCATCGATAAGCATACTCTAATGCTTCATCTACTGTAGCTAAGGCAGGAGAATTAACTTCTGCGACTGTCACTGGGTCTTTTTCGAACGCATTGTGAATCACTGTTACTATCATAATATACTCTCTCTTTTGTTATCTTATGTACGTATTATCGCATACTATTAGGTGTTTGTCAACCTTTATTTGCAATTTAATTAAACTTTCTTGCAGACGCTTTCTGGTTGCTGAAGTCTCCGTACTTCATAGACTTCTTACCGTGACACATTTTACAGATCGTCTTGACGTTCTCTGGATTATTATTATTGTGATCACCATCAGTGTGTTCTAAATCTAGGGCATTCAACATACTTAAAGCAACAAAGGCAGAAGCATCTACTGGACAAATCCAACCTAGATGACCGTCAGTGTTTTCGCAATAAGTTTTCTTATGAATTGTAATGCCCGTCATAGCATTACCTCTAATACCTGTAGCACGTGATTTGTAACAGGTACCGCATTCAGTCTTGAATGACCAGTTATCCCAAGCACGTACTTGTACGTTGCGATTACAGCCAGGATTAATACAGAGTGGCAGTAGGTTTCCCTCATCTATAAACTTCTTCTTCATGTTCATACTGTTCGTCATAACGTTCATCATAATCAATACACTCTCACTAGTAACTTTATCTATGTACACAGTATAGCAAACTGGTAGGCAATGTCAAGTACTATTTCATTTATTATGCATTCTTCCAGTCGAAGTTAGTTTCTAGTTCCATGCCGTAATTGTTTATGCCTGAAGGTAACTGAATACCAGGCTTAAGTTTCATCTCATTGATTTTGAATGGACCGTAGTCTACCCAATGATGCCATCTGCCATAACGCCAAACGAGACGTGCCACATCTGGATGCATATCAACCAACATCTGGGACTTGTTAACTGTACCCTCTGTGTTGTAACCAGTATCCTTGAACTCTTCATTCTCAGTATTTTCTGCGTGATAGAACTCAGCAGTATTACCACCAGAAACAGTTTGTGTTGCCGCTTTACCTTGAAGGAACTGATTGAACTGCACACATACGTCACCATCTTTCATCACTCGTAAACAGATATCAGTGTCTTCATTGTAACGTCCACGCCAGCGATGCTTACAATCATTACGAATGAGCAACGTTGAATATATACGAGTATTAGCAACAAATGCTGGATACTTATGCGTAGGAGCAACAAAGAAACGATACTGTGGACCTGCAATGTAAACGTTATCATAGCGACTAACGAAATCTTCCATGACTTGAAAACCTACACCACTTTCGAAGCGGATACGTTGATTATCATGTAGACGATAGAAGTCAGAGATGTTATCATCTAGAACCCAGTGACTTGTTGCACCGATGCTACTTGAATGATCCCATGCCCAGTTTCTAGCACGACCAGGACCATCACCGTGATTGGAGAATGGTGCGACTAGTAGTGTTACGTAATCTCTCATGTTAAAGGTATCAAGTGCTTTATCATAATCGTCATGATCTTGCGGCTCGATAACAATATAATGTGGTATCTGCATACGAGAAAGTGAACGAGATGTAAACATAGAGTCGGCACGACCCTTTGATACTATGTACATAGGATGCTCAGGGAGCGTTCTACCAGCTGGTTGTACCCAACGAAGTAATCTATTGCGAATTATCTTCTGTTCTGGATGCCATATCCACTTAGTTTTATCAGTCATGCTTTGAGCGATTCGATTTGAGAACTCATCGTAGTGTGCTTTAGTACGGAACTTCATAGTGATAGTTCTTAACGCTAATGCCCATTCTTGCGAGTAATCTGGCATACCGTGCCAATGGTCTTTCCATGCTTCATCTTCTTTAGCATTAGGATCAACTTCGACTTCAACACCATCTAGTATGCAAGATACAGCTTGATCTCTAATTTTAGGTGAGAGTCTAGTCGCATCTATGGTAACAGGCTCTTCATCTTCGTCACCAAACAGACTTAACTCTGGGTTATGTAGGGGATAGTAAGCAGACTTTACATTGTTTGGTATCATCTGATTCAGTTTAGTACAGAAATCTACGAGGTCATCGTTAGTTCTGAAGTGTACCTTAACAGCTTTCCATACGTCAGATTCCAGAGAACTCTTCGCTTTGGTCGTGTCTTGTAACACAACTGGTAATGGCTCATCAAAGAACTTATCAAGACCTATGCTATAAGAGTCATTATTACGAGCATCAGCTTCCATATAATTATCGTAACCCGAACTCTCGCTGATTACTGGTTTTGGTGTGTCTGTCATGTAAAAAACTCCGTCAAATCTGAATATGCTTTATTCTTGTCATTATAGCGCATTTCGATCATCTTGTCAATACCTAATTTCCAATTCTCTAAGCTATGCTTCTTTTTGGTCATTTCCGATATCTCTATGCGCTTCTCATGTGATGTGTTCATTAGACTTCTCACTGCTTCTTCGAAATCTGAATCAGAACACTTTCTATTAATTTTGATGTAGTGTGACCTATCTGCCGCAATGGACTCACTTGCATGTGCGTTGCTGTCATCAGTCATAAGAATGGTTGGTACTCCACAGCCTAAAGATTCCATTGCTGTAATACCCCAAGATTCTTTTGGCCAGGTAGAACAAAACACTTTAGACTTAGCTATGTTCTGCATGACATCAGTGTGTGGTAATCCACGCAAAGTGTGGCTTGGTGCATCCCAATGCTGATTCGATGCTACGTAATCGTTAACAGTATCACTCTTATAAACTCCATCATTTGTCATCACAAGACTATTTAGGTCGGATCTCTGGAGCTTTAAATGTACTAGAAACGGTGCTTTCTCATTATCACATCTACCGACCGTAGTGCAATCATACTGCAAATCTTCTGATACTGTAGTGCTACTGTCTAGATAAGATGGATTGATATAGCCTTTCACTTCACCAAAGTCAACGTCTTTTATTCTTTGCGACATAACTCTATGATAATCTAGCTGTCTAGGACTAACAAACCAGATATGGCATCCATAATCATTCAGTTCTTTCAGTATTGTGCCTAGTTCGATCATACGTATGTCACGCACAAGTGGTTCATGCATAATAGAAATTAATGGAACACCAAACGTTCTCATCATGTTTCCCCACCAAGGATTGTTAAACAATATCATATCAGGATTATGCAATGCAATAGCATCAGTAATCTTACGCTTAGTGTTACGATTATCCTTGTCTTCTTTAGTAATACGTATTGGGATGATGCCGTCAATGTTATTCTCTAAGTCTTGAACGAACTTTTCTATCCCACCAGTTATTACAGGACCGCTAGAGTCCTGATGCTTTACTAATTCGAAGTGTGTTGAATATGGTAAGAGTATCTTCATGATCTTTCTAGTATCCTCTTACGTAAACCACTTGTAGAAAATCTGTGATCTCTAGTGTTAAAGTGTAATGCTATACCTAAAGTCTCACAGCGTTCTCTACCAGTAAACTCTTTGTCTTTGTATTCATCACCGAGAATTCTAACATCGATACTATACATCTCTAATATGTCAGTAAGATCATCCTCTGTAGCATATACAACTATCTCATCAACATATCTGATAGCCGCAAGTTGTGTATATCGCTCAACGATTGTTTGTATAGGTGAGTTCTTCTCTGGTCGATCCGTAGAAGGGTCGATCTGTAATCCACATATCAAGTAATCACATTGCTCTTTAGCTTCTCGTAACATAGCAACATGACCTGCATGTAATAAGTCGAACGTAGATGCCGTAAAGCCAACTATTGTTCTTGTCTCAGTAGGTCCCATGTTTCTCTCCAATTCTTAACATTATAAAATTTACTATTGTCTCTCTTTGATATAGCTTGCGAAATCGTGTAGTCATTACCACCTTTCTCACACATATCACCTATAAAGCATAGTATAGCAGGTTTATCGTAGTCTGTCAAGACCTGTTCTTTACCAGAGTTTAGTGGGTAGATATCTATGCCAGTTTCACCTGCGACACTAGCAGTCAAATACGGGTAGTGTTGATTGAACATATCAGCGATGTGTCCACGCTCCATATGAAGTCCTTCGTATTCGGTATACCACTTGCGCTGTTCTGTGTTTGCATTACGACCCACGATACTGAAGTTTACCATACCTGGACGATGCTCGATATGATTGCCAGTGCGTATGCCAAAGCCACTCTGCTCTAACTTCTCTTCTAAGAAATATTGTGCTAACTTAGGCAGTTTCCAGTCATTAGTTCTGATGTTATTATCACCTTCCCAAACATCATTACCAGAACACTGATACACACGCTTACACTTGAAATATATGTAATCGCCAACTTGCTCAATAGTCTTAGCCCTATCGCTACCCGTAACTAAGCATACATGGTTGTTCTCAACAAATTTAGAGAACCAAGCACCAAACTCAGCATCAATTCTGCCTCTGCTCGGTGTTAAAGTTCCGTCCACATCAAATAGATAGATCACGCTTTATACTCTCAATTTCATCTTTTAGTTTCAGTTTATCAACTTTCATTTTAACGATGTAATGGTCTGGTGCCTTCTCTGCTTCGGCAGCCTCAATGATAGCATGTTGATGCTTATGCTTTCGCTCTAATGATTCAAGTCTAGCCTCTATCGACATATCTGTCCTTTCTATTATGTTGCAATCCTACTGAAGTTCTTTACTTTCTCAAACTTGATGACACTGTGGAATTTATCAAATAACTGGTCACCCTTGTGACTGATAATAAAGATATTGGAGTCAGCCGAGAGTTCTTCGATTATCTTAAGAAACTCTTCTGTACCAGAGGTGTCCAATGATGAATCCATTATCTCATCCATAATCAATAGATTAGTCGATACAGAGTTGCGTAACTTAGAAACTGCTCTCCAAGTAAACAGCAACGCTAAATCGATACGCAACTTCTCACCTTCAGAGAAAGATGCATACGAAAACTCATCACGAAATCTAGACTTGATCGTCTCGTTGAAGTTCTCATCTAATTCAAACTGAACAAAGAAGTCCATAGCTGATAGATACTTTCCGATCAACTTATTCATAACAGGTACATACTGCTTAATGATCCGTGTTTTGATACCACCATCCTTCAGCATAGACGAAACTATACTTAGGGTTTCTTTATCATCAAACAATTGTGTTTGGCTCTTATGATGATCGGCAAGCTGAGTCTCTTGATCTTTGATCTCATTACTATCAATAGCAGTGACTTCACTCTCAGCTTCGTCTAACTCAGTCGTAATGTGTCTACACGAGTTAAGAGCCATCTTATGATTTGCTCTATGACCACTAGCGTCAAGATTCTTAGAGTTAATATCGTCTTCGACAAGATCGATCTCCTTAAGACGCTCTTCTACTTTTAGACCTCTATGTCCAAGTTCTGTCCTTGCCACTTCGATTTCTTGTGCTTTCGAAGAATTACCGCTAACGGTGTCGGTCTTGAAGTCGTGTTCGATGCCCTGCTTGCAAGTTGGGCAGTTGTCATTGTGTTCGTAGAAGTCGATTTCTTTTCGCAGGGACTTGAGTTTGCTGGATAATTCTCCATCTAATGTCTGTAGCTCCTCTAATTTTTTCTTAGTAACACCCTTGTCGGAGATACCCTTAGTCAACCCCTCTATATCGTCTAGAATAGTATCAATGACAGCCTGTTCGCTTTCGATAAACGCAATTTGTTCACGTAGCTTCTCTTTAAGCTTAGACACTTCACCCTGCTTAATCTCACGAATGGAATCATTGTGCTTCTTGGATGAATCTATTCTATTCTTAAGTAAATCGATCTGGTACTTTATCTCAGTGATCTCAGTCTTGTTAGCAGTAAGCCTATCTTTGAGTAACGTATTCATCACAGTAAAGATTTGGATATCTAGCAAGTCTTCGATAACATCTCTTCTCTCACCAGCACGTAACTGCATGAACGGAACAAATGTACTAGCACCTAGAACAACAACTTGACCAAAAGACTTATAGTTTAACTTAAGGATACTCTCCTCTAGATAAGCTTGATAGTCTCGGGCAGCCGCATCTTGATTCATTAACTCATCGTTCTTCCATATCTCAAAGAAGTTTGGCTTGATGCCACGCTTAATAACATACTTAGCACCACTTATGGTAAAGTACGCTTCGACTTCTAGACCCTTACCGTTGATGGAGTTAAGTAGTTGGTTTTTCTTAATAGTACGAAACGCCTTACCGTATAACGCAAACGTCAATGCGTCTAGCATAGTTGACTTACCTGCACCATTGTCACCAATAACAAGAGTCGATTTACTCCTGTTTAGTTGTACTTCGGTCCAAGCATTACCAGTCGATAATATATTTTTATATCGAACTCTCTCAAACAAAATCATAAATCAATCGCCTCTTTATACAGATCATCTAAAACTCTTTCAACTTTAGACTTATCACCAGTAAACTCTAGGTTCTGAACATACTGCTTCAGAATGGTTAGAGTATCTTGCGCCTCATCAACCAACTCGCTTTCATCTATAACATCAAGGTTCATGTGATCTTCTACGACTTTGATGTCGCATGGAGCAGATGCTTGAAGCCTATCTAAGAATAGGTCAAAGATGTAAGGATTACTTTTATTAGATACTATAACTTTAATAAAGGTGTTTGTCAAGTTAGTAGTGTCGAGATGGGCAACATCTTCTATAGTCATGTCTGTATCATTGTATACAATCTTATGGAACAGACTGAACGGGTTACGAACATATTCCATTGTGCGAGATTCGGTATCAAACACACTAAAGCCACGCTTCTGGTCATGATCCGACCAAGTCATTTCGTACTGTGCGCCTAGATATGAGATATTACCTATTGATGATGGCTGGTGGAAGTGACCAGAATAAACTGAGTCGAACTTAGCAAACGTGTTGCGGTCCATACCATGATCACATAGATGACCTTTATCCATCTCATAGCCAGTGATCTCAAAGTGTCCCATAAGAATTTGCGCTTTGGTGTCAGCCATAGCTTTCATAGACACATCATAGTTCTCTGCACATAGCCATGGAGCAAGCATAATCTTACAACCGTCCATGTCCAACTCTACTGGTTTTTCCCAATATAGATGTAAGTTCTGATGACTTGTATTACCGTACAATTGGTTAAGACTATTTACATCATTAGTGTTCTTGAAGTAAGTGTCATGATTCCCGGCTATCATATACAGTTCAATGCCTTCGTCTGCACAGACTTTCATGAAGTGATCTTCAAGATTTTTAGCTGTAACGAAGTTGATATATTTACGTCTGTCTGTAACATCTCCCAAGTGAAATACTGTAGTTATCCCATTCTCACGTAGGTGTGGGAAGAATACTTCACGGTAAAACTTTATCTGATGATCAGCAATGGCAGTGTTATCATTACGTGCGCCCCAATGCGTATCGTTCAGGATTGCAATCTTCATGCTCTAGTCCTCTTTTTTAGGATCTTCGTCAATAAACTTCTCTAGACCCTTCTTGGCTTTCACTTGTTGCTTCTTCTTGTCTTCCATCTTCTTCTCATACGTCCTAACGAAGTCATTCATGTAGTCGTTATTGAGATCGATGTAAGCTGGTTCACCAGAAGCATCGTCTGCACCATCAGTAGCAGTACCCGTCATAACAGAATTCTCTGTGACTTTATGCTTGATGTAGAGTTGCTTCTTCTCTTTATCGATACGTCTTAAGAAAGCGTACCAGATAATCTGTGTAAAGTATGCAAATGGATTGTGTGATTTCTCTGGATCAAAATTACCTAGTGCTTGAATAGCATTCTCTAGACCATCACTAATCATCTCATCTTTGTATGAGTAGCCAGAAAAGTTTGGCTTAGATGCTAGTCTGGTGGATATCTGGTAGATACAGTGACCAATATAGTTTGGAATCTGTGGTCTTTTATCACCTGAGTCCTCTGCTTCGTTGCACAATTTCTTGTACGCTACGATAGCTTCCAGAAACTCTGGGTTGTTTACGTAATTTCGTGTCGCTCGTTTAGCCATCAATCACCTCACCTTTTATAACTTATTTACTATAGTATATACAAAAACGTACCGTTTGTCAAGACATTATTAATTTATATTTTATTGAAATAGTACTAGAAAAGACTTGACATGGCTGTGGAATCGTGTATAATAGAGCTATGCTCTCAGCAATAGAACTAATGTTTAACACTAGACTTAGATTCAATTAACGCTGTGAACACATCTTCTATCGTAGTAGCATCATCATCAGCTAGATTGTCTTCTAGGTTGTAACTATCTTCAGACTGGAGATCATGTAGTCTCGCAACAAACGTGTCATAGTACTCTGTAGCTTTCTCATTTGCTTTTCCTAAGAACAGGACGTCCTTCTTTTTAAGAGAAACTGAGTTCTCCTCCGATAGTAACATCCAACTCTTAGCAAAGAATCCGTGTACTGGGTGAATTCGTACTTGTACAGGGTTCTCGATACTAATCTGATCATCGTCTTCTGATATAGAATTAGCTATCAAGTCTTCACCGTTACTCATTTTGATATGAATCAACATAATTTATCCTTTAATACTAACATTATATATACGATACTCAAACCCCTCATCATTGTATATCTTAACTCTTTCAATGAAGTGCTTGACTGCAAAGTTCTTGTTTGACTTCCATTGTAGATCATCTACTATGTCGTAAAGCGTAGCTTTACTATTATTATTACTCTTCCGAAGTACTCTACCTATTGACTGCAAGTTTCTTATTTTGGACTTAGACGGACTAGCAAATATAATATTATCCAAACGCTTAATGTTAACACCAGTACTAAAGGTACCATAACTAGCGAGAATGATATTATCATCATTAGTCTCAGCGAGTCTCCTAACTTCTTCACGGTCCTCTGCACTGATTCCCCCATAGATGAAATGAACATGCTTGCCTTCTTTCTCAAGCATAGGTAATAGGACTTTACCGTGCTTTTCAACGAACTGAAACAGGATAAGAGTATTACCATGCAGAGAGTGAGCAAGATTACGAATATATTTGTTTCTCGATTCATTAGTAACTATCCAGTCGATTTCTTCTTGATAGGTCTTACCTTTATTCAGCTTTCTAACTGCGTCTGGATACTGTAGAGTGATTGCTGTAATTCCAAACTCTGCGAGTGTGTTATCTTCTATCAGCTTCTTTGTAGTGGTTACTTCATACACTGCACCGAACAAACCTTCAAGCACCAACTTATGCGTCTGTGATCCGTCAAGTGTTCCTGTAAATCCATAGCGATACTTACAATCAATCATTTTCTCTAATACAGATATCAAAGACTTAGCTTTAAATAGGTGAGCCTCATCTCCTACGACCACATCGAA